CCCTAGAGGTATATTTCAAATTGATGCAGGCATTGTGCTTGCGTCACCAATTCGTATTTTTGGCGATGGGTTTGACATTTCAAATGAAACCGGATCAGTCATTAAAACCACACAAACAACTGGCGTTGCGTTAGAGTTCAACAACGCTATTGGTAGTTTTGACGATGGTTTTATTCTTGAAGATTTTATGATTGTTGGCCCTGCAACAGGTTCAGCAATTGGTTTTCAGGTTGAAGGCGCGGTATGGCCAAATTCTATTTTTAGAAATTTGTGCGCTAAAAACATGGGTAGTCATGGATTTTATTTTGATGATTGCTTATCTGCCAATGTAGAAAACTGCCGATCTCAAGGCAATGGTGGTAACGGCTATCGCGTGGCGCAATCTAATGCGTTGCGCTTTCGTGGGTGTTCCGCAGAATCAAACGGAAGCCATGGATGGGAATTTATAAACGATGGATCAGCGGGAGAGCGCGTAGCACCAAGTTTATTGCAATGTTTATCTGAAGAAAACGCTGGTGATGCTGTTCGCATCAATCAATACAACTCAATAATGATTTCAGAGTGCTATTTGCAAGTTGCGTCATTGTCAGATGTTGACCGTGCGTGTATTCGGATTGACAACAGTAGTTCGGCGCGAATTATCAACAACTACATTACCAGTAATGTTGCTTTTCCTTTGTTCTCTGGCGTTAAGTTTATTGGCGGGTTGTTTTGCGAAGTAATAGGAAATAGTTTTACTGGCGGTTTTATCAATGGCCAAGACATTGTGGAAGACGCAAACAGTGGCCGAAACATTGCGTTTGGCAACAGCGGCAATGGCACTCAAGGCATGGCAAGTTTTACTACTGCCTCCACAACTGGATCGGTTTACCATTCGCAAATGGGCAGTGGCGGTGACTATGGCCAAGAATGGTACGCTAATTACCAGCGTTTTAAAAATCTTGCGGGTACTACGCAATTTGATGTTACATCTGCTGGCGCAAAGGTTTACAGCCCCGCCGGTTCATCCAGTTACACATACCCGCTCTATTTGGGCGCGTATGCGTTGTGGGTTGACAGTACTGGCGATTTAAGAATTAAAAATGGCGCGCCAACATCAGACACCGATGGCACTGTTGTAGGAACACAATCTTAAACCGTACTGGTGCGGCCCACCAGCCTTTAATGTGTAGCGGGATAGCTACTCTGGAAACAAGGAAACATCATGTTAGAAAAAGTCACCTCTGTTGATCTTATTGAAGTCATTGAAAATGGTTGCATTCAAGTTCGCACTAAAACCGCAATCAAAGAAGATGGCGTGGAAATCAGTAGCAAATTCCACCGCCACGTTGTTGTGCCTGGTGCTGACGTAAGTGCTGAAGATGCCAAAGTGCAAGCAATTGCCGCATCTATCCACACTCCTGAAGTAATTGCTGCTTATGAAGCCGCTATTGCTGCACAACAAGTTGCACTTCCAGAGTAATCTGTTGTAAGATAAACAAAACCGTATCGGCGAGGTTCACCGAGGAATCCAAGGATTCATAAAAAATGACTGAAGAAGTCCAAGCCCTAGCGGAAGTAGACTCCGCGCCAACCACGGATGTGACGGCCACACCTGAAGTTGCTGAAAGTACGCCGGAAGTCGCTGAGAACCAAGTCGAACAAGCCACAGAGGAAAAGAAGTACTCCCAGGCTGAAATTGATGCGATGATCGGCAAACGCCTCGCAAGAGAGCAACGTAAGTGGGAAAGAGAGCAAGCACAGCGGTCTGCCGAAACGCAAATCGTGAAAGCTGCACCAACTGCGTCCGTTGACCAGTTTGAAAGCCCTGAAGCCTATGCGGAAGCAATGGCCTATCAGAAAGCCGAAGAACTATTGGCCAAACGTGAAGCAGCCAAGCAGCAATCAGCCGTTCTCGAAAGCTATCAAGAGCGTGAAGAAGCAGCGCGGGACAAGTACGATGACTTTGAACAAGTCGCCTACAACCCCAAGCTACCGATCACAAACGTGATGGCCGAAACGATCCAGTCTTCGGACATTGGGCCTGAGTTAGCGTACTACCTTGGCTCAAATCCAAAAGAAGCAGATCGTATCTCACGCATGACGCCACTCGGTCAGGCGAAAGAGATTGGGAAAATTGAAGCCAAATTGGCATCAGCGCCCCCAGTCAAGAAAACAACATCTGCGCCCGCGCCGATTTCTCCTGTCACTGCACGCTCCGCTGGAGCAGCAGTTTTAGACACTACAGACCCTCGCTCTGTCAAGAGCATGACGGCCTCGCAGTGGATTGAAGCTGAACGTGCAAGACAGATTAAGAAGCTGCAAGCACAGAACCGCTAACTCTCTTGAAATTAGGTATAATGATTACCTAAAATCAAGGGAAAAGAAAATGGGGAGTGACAATTTAGATTTGACGGCTGAAGAACTGAAACGGAAACGCAACAGGGAAGCATCTGCCAGATATAGAGAACGAAACCGAGAACGGTTTAATCAACGTATGCGGGACTGGCGTGAAGCGAATCGGGAGAAAGACCGTGAGCATAAACGTGAACACCGCAACCGAAAGATTGCAAATGGAACACCAGAAGAAGTTGCCGCATTGCGTGCTTCTGAATCTGCTAAAACTAAGCGTAATCAAGCGGTTTGCAGAAAGCAAGTGTTTGAGGCCTATGGCGGATACAAATGCAACTGTTGCGGCGAGACTGAACCAATGTTTCTCTCAATAGATCATATTGACAACAACGGCGCTGAGGAGCGAAGATCAGGTCTGTACGCAGGTTCTGGTATTGGTTTTTATCAGTGGCTTAGGAAATCCGGATTCCCTTCGGGCTACCAAGTTCTTTGTATGAACTGTAATACGGGAAAACATAAAAACGGTGGCGTTTGTCCTCACCAACTTGTTTGAACTTTGAAAGGAAATTGAAATGAGCAATAGTATTCTGACGATCGACATGATCACAAGAAAGAGTTTAGAGATTCTCGAAAATAACCTCGTTCTTACCCGTAACGTGAACCGCCAGTACGATGACAGCTTCGCTGTTGAAGGTGCTAAGATTGGTTCTACCCTCCGTATCCGTTTGCCCGACCGCGCTCTGGTGACTGATGGTGCCGCCTTGCAAGTGCAAGACGACAACGAACAGTACACAACCTTGACCGTTGCCAGCCAAAAGCACATCGGCGTCAACTTCACATCTGCTGAATTGACCATGCAATTGGACGACTTCGCTGAGCGTGTGTTGAAGCCTCGTATCAGCCAGTTGGCATCTTCTATCGATGCTGACGTTGCTAACGCCTATTTGGGCATTGGTAACTCTGTTGGTACACCTGGTACAACTCCTTCTACTTCTTTGGTCTTGTTGCAAGCCCAGCAGAAGCTGAACGAGAACGCTGCTGTGATGTCCCCACGTTACGCTACCGTGAACCCTGCTGCTAACGCTGGCTTGGTTGAAGGCATGAAAGGTCTGTTCAATCCTACAGACACTATCAGCAAGCAATTCAAGAACGGCATGATGGGCACTGGTGTGTTGGGCTTTGACGAGATCAACATGTCTCAGTCTATCAAGCAGTTCACAACTGGCTCACGTGGCGCTACTGGTGCTACTTTGTCTGCTTCTGTGTCTTCACAAGGCGCTACCACCATCGCTATCACTGGCGGCGGTAACGCAGGCACTGTGAAAATCGGTGACGTGTTCACTGTTGCTGGCTGCTACGCTGTTAACCCACAAACTCGTGAATCTACCGGTTCCTTGTTCCAGTTCGTTGCTACTGCAAACGTGACTTTGGGTTCAAGCGGCGAAGGTAACATCACTGTTGCTCCTATCTACACCGCTGCTAACGCTTTGGCTACCGTGGACAGCTTCCCCGCTTCCGGTAAGGCTGTCGTGTTCGTGGGTGCTGCATCTACTCAGTACGCTCAAAACTTGGTGTACCACAAGGATGCCATCACCTTCGCAACTGCTGACTTGCTGTTGCCCCAAGGTGTTGACATGGCTGCTCGTGCCGTTCACAACGGTATCAGCTTGCGTGTGGTTCGCCAGTACGACATCAACAACGATCGTATGCCTTGCCGTATCGACGTTTTGTATGGCTACAACACAATCCGCCCACAGATGGCTGTTCGCCTCTGGGGTTAATTGATTGGGGCTTCGGCCCCTCTCTTTGTTCTTAACATTGAAAGGAAATTATCATGGCATTACCTAACGGCGCAGGCGGTTACCAACTCGGTGACGGCAATCTGAACGAAATCAACATGGTCACGCAAGTGGCTCCTACAGCTAAAGCAGCCGCAGCCACTTTGACTGCTGCTGAATTGGCTACCGGCATCATCACTTTCAACGGCACTGCTGGCGCTTTGACAGTACCCCTCGGTACTTCTTTGGACGCTGCTTTTCCCAGCATGAAAGTCGATAGCTGCTTTGACTTCAGCATCATCAACACAGACGCTTCTGACGCTGCTACTGTCACTGCTAACACTGGTTGCACCTTGGTTGGTGTTGCCGCTGTGTCTGCTGTGTCGTCATGCACATGGCGCGTTCGTAAGACTGGTGAAGCTACTTACGTGTTCTACCGTATCGCTGGCTAAAACCTAAATGGGGGCTTCGGCCCCTGTTTTTAAAGGAACTATCATGGCAAACAACAAACCAGTTGGCGTTTCTTACGCTGATCCTGCTCTTGACTCTGCCCAGTTCAAACTGTACACAGTAGGCACTTTGCCCACTGCTTCTACTGCTTTGGCTGGCACTCGCGCCGCTGTTAGCGACTCCAATGCTGCCTATACCGCTGGTATTGGCGCATCTGTTGCCGCTGGTGGTTCTTATGTCGTTCCAGTCTTCTGTAACGGCTCTGCTTGGCTCATCGGCTAAACCAAATGGGGGCTAATCACCCCCATTCTTAAATTATGGTCATATACCTCACTCACCCTATTCACGGCGCTAAAGTTGCCACCATGGACTTAGAAGCCGAAATGGATGAAAAAAATGGCTGGGTTCGCTATAATCCAGACACGCCTTCTGAACCTGAAGCGGCTCCCGTGAACGTGCTGGAAGTTAAACGCCGTAGAAAAACCACTGCTGAGGTTTAAACATGACAACGTACACCGCTGGCCAACAAATCGAACGCGCTCTCAGGCTTCTCGGTGTGCTTGCTGAAGGTGAGACGCCTTCAGCGGCTACGTCTCAAGACGCCTTGATGGCGCTCAACCAGATGATCGACAGTTGGCAAACCGAGCGTTTGTCAGTGTTCTCTACGCAAGATCAAGTCTTCACATGGCCC